GTCGTCCTTTACGAACTGGTAAGAAGAGAATTAACTCTCATCACTCCGATCATCTTGTATGTATAATTCCATATTAGGTGATAGCACTTCTCAATAACTAGGTCCAGAAAGGAAAGGTCCCTTCACCATATCTTTTAAGATAGGTGTTGAGATAGAATCATATTCAAAACCCTTTGAAACAGGTTTTGAATAATGAAATTCAAACTTTTCTACTTTATCTAGTAATGAGTAAGCCTCGATCAAAGTTACCTTAGAAGTTTTTGCATGAAAAATATTTAATTTTTCAACTTCATCTTCTAATTCATATGGATCCATAGATGGATTAAAATTTTCTTCAAATCATCCCTGAATTTGGGACATCTGAAGAGAACTAATCTCTTTAGGTATAATATTAAGATCTAATTTTACTTGACAAAAATCAAGAAAATTAGTATTGATAACTATACCATCCAATGAACTTACTTGTCTAACAAGGGAATTGGCCATTTCGGCCATATTATCCATGTAGACAGAGGTAAGGGAACGAGATTTATAGAGAGCAGTTTGAAGAATAGTAGCCGCTATAAACGGTTCATTTTCTTCAGTTCACTCTCTACGATCCTCATACTTTGACAAAGGTACAACGTCTTGGTCATTAACAAAATTAATAATCTGGGAAAGTAATTGACGCACTGGAACACCAAATAAATGGTCTTCCATGTTGTATTCAACCCCTTTTAAAGGGTTAACAACAGCGTCTAATACAGTTTTCCGCTCTTTTTTGTAGAAATCTACAAAAAGACTGAAAAGTCCCAGTGTACCAACAGACAACTGTCAAAGAGAATTATTATTTTTATCTAATTTAGAAAAATTAGTTAAATAAAACTCCATAACAGATGGCGCGGTAACTAGTTTTAAACGAACTCATTGGAACAAGTTGGCTACTCTTGAAGAAAGAGTAACACCAGCACGAACCTGTGAGAAGTTTAATCCAGATATTAAATCTGTAGAATAACTAGTACGTTTAGCAAATTCAAAAACAGGAGAATGGTGAGAGACAATAGATTTAGATAAATTAATTTCTACTCCTATATCTTTCATCACCTCCAGATATGAATCTGCTAGTCCTCTATCAAAGATGACGATGTCATCTCCGAGAACCTCGTATCTATCATCTCATTCAAAAGAATATCCAGCTAAGTTAGAACTTAGTTGGGCTATTCAATGATGAGTGATAGCCAAACCTGCTCAACTAGATAGAGCTCCCATAGGTTGTCCTACAGAATAACGTATGTTAGTAGGATCATCGCTAAATGCGAAGTCCCTATCAACAAGAAATTTAGATCATAAGTGTCCAAAATCAATTTGGAACAATGAATCTAAAACGTTACCTGTAAGGATAACTGGGAGTCTGTCTGTCGCCGCTGATAAATCATAGCTATAAGCGCAACCGAATTTTATTGCCTTTTCTTGGCATCTTAAAACGGCTGCGTCTTGGTCAAAAGTTCCGTCATTGGGAAGCATTCTCAGGACTGCAAATAAACCATTATGTAATGGTTTAAGAACAGATTGAGAAATGGAATCAACAAGAGCAAAAACTCTTAGTTTTCCAGCTGCTTCCTTTTTGATAGATAATTGACCAAAAGGTAGAGTGAAATTATCTTTAATTGGAAGATTATATCATTCTAGTGAAGATACAATATCAACACCAGAGCGAAATCTTTCAATAAAAGGTTTAACATTTCACTTTACCCCAATAGCATTAAGATAATTCATCATATTATTCAAAGGTGAACTGGGATGCTCAAAAAGAGCAATATCAGTCAAAATCCCCAGATAACTCGTAGAGTTACTTGGAGAAGCCTTTGATGACAGATGAAAATCACGCGGAGCTAGGTTTTGTTTTAAGGCCAAGTCTGATATAGACTTAGGTCAAGTTCAAGAATAAGCTAATCCATTATAAGATCCCAATTTTAATTGGTTTCCATTAAATGGAGCAGTTATTGTTTCTAACTTCAGTTCCCCCGGAATAGATATAATTCTATAAAGGGAGAAAAGTGAATGTCAGAAACGAAAAAGATTAGGATTTCCATTTCTCATCATATTACGATCCAAACGATTAATAATCGCAGGACAACCGTTAATAAGACGAGGTAATGGTAAATTCTTTTCAATTTCTCTTAAACTAGACAGGTTATCACCTCCACGTCATTTCTGAAGGGCCACAGCACATGCCTTAAGTCACTTTACAGTGAATTTTGGACCATGATTCTGTGTCATCTTCATAATGAATTGAATGAAATTATGAGCAATACGTAGACGACCGGAGATCCCTCCAATTTTGTTCATACATAAAATAACAATTTTTAGTATGTCTAATTTTAGAGTAGTAAGAAGTGATCTATAATTCGGAAGAAATTTCTTCTCCATTATATTTCCCTTCTTATCTAGAGGAAGCATCTTAAACTCTCTTCTTACCCTTTTTCTTAAAGAAAGTATGGCTTTTAAAGTCATATTTTTCATAATTAAAAGGTAATAAAACTGGTTAATTCCAGTGAATAGAGTCACCATCATCAGAATTACAAGGGGTTCTAACCCTAAACTAATTATTTGGTAGATTTGGCTGTTCCAATAAAGGGACCGAGCTTATCGGTTCCCCGGAATTGCCTAAAGCTAGCTAGGAATATCGAAATATTCTGTTGCTAGACAATATCGACACAACCATTTGCATGGAGGGGAACACATATCCAAAAG